TGGAGATAGACTCTTTAATCCTACAGAAAGAAGTATATTATTTGCAGGAACTAATGATACCAAACTGTATCGTGGAGATTTCGGGCAACAGTTTGACAATCAAAATTTTATTACAACAATAGAAAGAAAAGGACTTACTCTCGACAGCAACAATAATACTGTCAAACAGGTTAGGAAACTAACACCTAGAGTAAAAGGCACAGGAACAGTAAACATATCAGTTGGTAGTTCGCTATCACCGAATGGTACATACACCTTTAATGCTGCACAAAGTTTTGATCCTAACTCACAAAACAAGGTAGACTGTAGAGTAACTGGCAAATTTATAGCAGTAAGGTTTCAGCATACTAGCGATAGTGAGTTTGAGCTAAATGGATATGATTTAGAGTATGAAGTCTTAGGAGAAAGATAATGGCAGATGCACCTAAATATTCACCGAATCCTGTACCTAGTAATCCTGAGGATTTACCTAGATATATCTTCGAGGAACTTACTAAGTTGCAAGGTGCATTAGAAGAAAACCCAACAACATTTATTGAGGTAAAAAATGCAACACCAGGAAGAAAAAAACAAGGCGATATTGTCTATGCTGATGGCACTAACTTTAATCCAGGTAGTGGCGAAGGCATTTATTTTGTAAACGCAGCAGGGAACTACACAAAGCTATGACAACATTTCTAACAGGTATACCATCGCAAGAAATTGATGAAATATGGGAAGCGTGTGAGCCTTATATAGAATTAGGTGCTAAAAAAGGTCAAAGTGAAATGACATCTAAAGATATTTATAATTTTTGTAAAGAATCAAAAATGCAACTATGGATAGTATTTGATAGCAAATCTAATATAAAAGCAGTTGTTACAACAGAAATTATAAATTACCCAAAGAAAAAAGTTTGCAGAATAATAACGCTAGGTGGGCAAGAAATAGATAACTGGTTACATTCTATATCAGTTATAGAAGCATGGGCAGAAGAAAACCAATGTCATGCTATGGAAACATTTTGCAGGAAAGGATTTATTAAAAAATTGGAGCATTATGGTTATGAACAAACATACACAGTTCTTGGCAAAGAACTTACAACTATACACTAAAGGAGATACGATATGAGTTTAGGTGGAGGAGGTGGAGGAAGTAGCGGTACACAAGTACAACGAAGTGAACCATCAAGAATACAAGCACCTTTTTTGAGCGACTTATACAGTCAAGCACAATCACAGTTCAGGGCAGGACCACAACAGTTTTTTCCTGGCAGGACTTTTGCATCTCCTAGTGCAACAACACTAGCAGCAGAAGACGCAACAAGACAGGCAGCTTTAGCACAAGGTTCTTTAGGACTAGGATCTATTATTCCTGGATTTCAACAAGCATTAATGAGCCCTGCACAAAGGTTTCAAGATCCGTTGCTTCAACAGTCTTTAGCAGCAAGTTTAAGACCTATAGAAGAATCTGGAGCAAGATTATTAGCAGAAGCAAGAAGGGGTGCTAATGAAGCAGGACAGTTAGGTGGAGATAGACAAGCAATACTCGAAGCAGAGGTTATAAAAGATGTTCTTTCAAAACAGTCAGATGTTGCATCAAGATTGTATGGTGATGTGTATGGAGATGTGTTGAGAACACAAGCTGCAACATTAGGACTTGCACCAAGCATTATGAGCACTTTTACGCAACCTGCACAAACACTTGCAGCAGTTGGTAGAGCAGAAGATGTAAGAGCACAACAACCTATAACAGAAGCTATGCAAAGGTTTGCATTTGAACAACAAGCACCAAGTCAAGCACTAGGTCAGTATGGCAACATTGTAGCAGGTAGTATTTTACCAGGTACGATAACAACACAAGGACCAGGAACACAAGGACCAGGATTTGCAGCAGGTGCACTAGGTGGAGCAGGTATTGGAGCACTACTTAGACCAGAATCCGTAACAGGATTTATGAACCCTTACGTCTTAGGTGGTGCATTATTAGGAGGAATATTATCATGAATGAATATTTTAAAAGTTTATTTAATTTAAACCCAATGAATTTATTTGGGCCAAACACAGGTGTTAATGTAGATAACATGACAATGGCACAAAAAAGAAGTCTATATGGGAGTATGTTTGATCCTATGGAAGCAGGTCGTGAAAGACTAAGGGCGATGACAGCTTCTGACGCAGCAGCAGGAGCAGCAGGAGGAGCAGGAGCTGTAAATCCATTGTTAGCTTTATCAGCGATGCAAGGTTTACTCGGTCCACAACAACCACAGATGATGCCTATAATACAACAACAAGCTGTTCCTGGACTTAGAATACCAATGTCTAGTATGAATAACTTTTATGGAGGACTTTTATAATGGCTAAAGGATTTGAAGGGTTATTAGGAAATTTAGTTTTTCCTCAATTAGTAAATCAAAATGTTACTAACAAACAGCTTATAGATGCAGCTATCTTAAGGGGAAGTTTAGAATTTTTAAAACCTAAACAACCAGGAGAAAATATAGCATCACAAGCAGGTCGTGCATTAGAAGCAGGTTCACAGTTTGGTAAAGATGTTTTTGACCAACAGCAATCTGCTCTTGAAACTTTACTTAAACAACAAAAACTTGCACAAGGCAAAACCCCAAGTCAAGTAACAATGACCGAAGAAAAAGCACTTGGATTTGAATCAGCAGTTAAAGGTCTTTATGACATTAGCCCTGAAGTAAAAGGAGCAGTAGATTTATTGGGTGGCACAGGATATTTTTCAAATCCTGGTATTACTTCTTTAGCAGCAGAAGCTATGAGTATACAAAGTGCAAATCCTAATTTATCAGCAACTGATGCAATTAAAGAAGCAGCAAAAAAAATAGATAAATATGGAACTATAGAATAATGTCGGAGCAGCTTACATTAGAAATAATACAAAGCTCCCCTAGATTAAGGGAGTTAGCAGCACTACCTGGAGATGAAATTAAAGATGGCAAACTTATCAGGAATTTTTCTGAGGAGGGCGACAGAATGGATTTGGGTGAAGAAATTACAGAAGAAAAAATAAACTTATCGCCTAAATTACAAATGCTAAAGGCGAAGCCAGGTGATAGGATTGTAGATAAAAAACTTGTAAAAACAGGAAAAGATAGTGCATATCAACAATTTGTATATCGTTATGATAAAGCACAAGGTGGAGTTGCTTTAGGTTCAGATATTTTAGAAGCAAAAACGCCATTAGGCAGATTTAGTTTTGATTTTGAAAATGGTTTTCAATATTTTTCACCAGAAACTCTTTATGGTAAAGGCTTTATGGAAGCTAGTACAGATGAACGCAGGGAAATGATAGAAAGAGCAAGAGAAAGAGGGCTCGTAGAAGAATATGGAGAGTATTTTGAGGTAAACCCTGAAAGTGTTGCAGGGGCAGCAGGAGAAGTAGTAGGTATAATAGCTGATCCTACTACAGCTATTGCTCCAGGTACAACACTACCAAGAGTTATGGGAGTATCAGCAGCTTTAGGTAGTGGGTATAGTGTGCTTGAAGACTTAGCTACTACAGGAGAAATAGATGGACAAAAAGCATTAGAATATGGTGCGTTTGGAGCAGGTGGAGGAGCACTAGGATATGGTCTTGCTAAAGGAATAGGAGTAGGTGTAAAAAAAGTAAAAGCTAAATCTGATTTAAAAACAATAGAGGAAGCAGAACAAATTATAGCCCAAGATATAAAAAATGGATTTAGTCCAAACGAAGCTATGAATAATTTAGTTCAAAAAATAGATAATAAAAAATTAACAAAAGCAATACAAAGAACAGGAAAACAACTTAAAATTCCACCAACTCAATCACAAGCATCTAAAATTGCAAATGATTCTGTAGTTAATGATAGTGCAACATCACGAGTAAAATCTGGGGCAATAGACAATTTACTAGGAACTTTATCAACTAGAATAAGAAATATATCAGAAGCAGTAGGTGGCAAACTAAGACATTTTGAATACAAATTACACACTAATACTGCAAATACTTTAAAAAAAGTTAAACCATTTGTTGATGATTTAAGGAAAATGAATCCTGTAGATAAAGTAAAACTAACAAGAAGTTTATATAATGGAAAATTTAATGAAGCTACATCATATATGAGTGAACCAATGAAAGAAAATTTTAATGTTGTAAAAAATACATTAGAAGAACTTTATGGAGAATCACAAAAAGCAGGGATATTTTTTCAAAAACTAGATGATTATTTTCCTAGACAAGTCAAAGATATAGAAAAGTTTAGAGATTCTTTAGGAATTAAAGATTTAACTAGATTAACTGAAATGGAAAATCAATATGCAAAAAGGTTAGGATTAGATTCGGCAAAAGATTTATCATTAGCAGAAAGATCATTGGTAGCTAACCAATATGTAAGAGGTTTTGGATTAACAACAGATAGAGTTCCGAGATTCGCAAAACAAAGAAAAGTTGATGATTTAACAGAAAAACAAGTATCAGAGTTTTACGAAGATCCTGCTGATGCTTTGTCTCTTTATATTAGGGGTGCTGTAGATAAAATAGAAAAATATAAATTTTTTGGAAGAAATTCTGTAAAAACAAAAGATGGTGTTTTTAATATAAAAGATTCTATAGGGGCAATTATCGAATCAGAAAAAGCAGCAGGTAGACTAAATCCATTAAATGAAGACCAGTTAGTAGACTTGTTACAGAGTAGATTTATAAGTGGTGACAAACAAATGAGAAAAGGTGTTGGCACTCTAAGAGATTTAGGGTACATGGGCACTATTGCAAACCCATATTCAGCTATAACACAGTTTGGTGATTTAGGTAACTCTGGTGCTTTACATGGATTTAGAAATACTTTTGCTTCATTGTTTGGAACAAAAGACATAAAACTTATTGATGTTGGAATAGAAAATATGTCGAAAGAGTTTGCAGAAGGTAATGTAAGAGGCACTGTAAAAGCACTTAATTTTCTTTTCGATATTACTGGTTTTAGAACAGTAGATAGATTAGGTAAAGAAACTCTTATGAACGCATCTTTTAAAAAAGCAATAAACCAAGTCAAAACTCCAAAAGGAGAAGCAGCATTTAGAAAACAACATAAAGAGTTATATGGTTTTCAACCAAAACTACTCGATGATATTGTAGCTGATCTTAAAGCAGGTAAAGTTACAGACAACACAAAGTTTCATGCCTTTAATGAATTATCAGATGTGCAACCTATAACTTTATCTGAAATGCCACAAGGATATCTTGACAACCCAAATGGTAGACTTTTTTATATGTTAAAATCATTTACTCTTAAGCAAATAGATGTTGCAAGAAGAAAGGTAGTTCAAGAATGGAAAAAAGGTAACAAACTACAAGCTACAAAAAACGCAACTGCATTAGCAGCATACCTTACAACTTTTAACTTAGGAACTAAGCTAGTAAAAGATATGATTACTGGCAGAGATATAAGACCAGAAATGTTACCAAAACAAGCAGTATATTCTCTTTTGGGTGTTTATGGTATAAATGAATACAATACTAGCAAATATATTGAACAAGGAAAATTAACTGAATTTTTTATGCAAACTATTGCTCCTGCCATGCCTGTTCTTGATGCAGCAGCAACTGGAGTAATAGAAGGATTAGGTCCTATATTTCAAAAAGGTGGATACAGAAAAACAAGCCCAGAAGATTTTGCTTCTATTTTAAGAGTAGTTCCTGGAGCAGGACCTATAATTTATAATTGGTTCGGTGGAGGAGCAGAAAAATATAACAGAAGATTAAGAAAAGAAGCGAGGAACCCAGGATTATTATGATACCAATGGAACTTATATCAATGCTTGGCTCTACTGTACTAGGTGGTGTAATGTCTATTATGGCACAGAAAGGACAAGCTGAACAAGAAAGACAAAAGATGTTAATGCAACGTGCAGACTTTGCAGCCAAACAAACTGACAAGGCTAGAGCAGTATCAGACCCACACACTAAACATACTAGAAGATGGATAGCTTTAATGTGTGTATTTAGCATTATTGTAGTACCAATCGTTGCTCCAATCTTTACTGATGTTAATGTAGCATATCAAATCGTAACTGAAGCAGATAGTGGTTGGTGGATATTTGGTTCTACTTATGAAACCTCATATTTTGAACAGGGCAATACAATTTTTATAACAAACCTACAATCACACACAATATTCTCAATTATTGGTTTATATTTTGGTGGTTCTTTAACTAGGAAGTAAAATGGTAGCTAAAAAGTATCAGAGTAAAACTGGTGGATTAAACGAAGCTGGTAGAAAGTTTTTTAAAAGAACTACAGGAGCTAATCTTAAAAGACCTGTAACAGGTAAAGCACCTAAAGGGTCTAAAGCAGCAGCAAGAAGAAAGAGTTTTTGTGCAAGAATGGGTGGTGTTAAAGGCCCTATGAAAGATTCTAAGGGCAGACCAACAAGGAAGGCACTAGCACTTAGGAAATGGAAATGCAGAAAATCTTAGCAAAACAATGTATATATGTAATGATAGTAATTATATTGGCTTATGGTATAGCTGATGCAATAGGTGATGTTACATCTTCAGGTTCAACTACTAATACCCAATCTAATAACGCAGGATCTAATACAGCAATTACTGGTGGCTATGAATCGAGTACAACCTATCAATCAGGTTCATCTTCTAACACAACTACTAATAATGAAACTAATAATAGCACAAATCAGAAAACTGCTGTTAACAGCTCATCAGCCCCTGGTATGAGTGTTTATGGCCAAGATAGCTGTGTTATACCTTTAGCAGCAGGAATGACCATAATTGGCTTCTCAGGCTCTTTTGGAAGCTATTACACAGACCCTAACTGCGAAAGACGTAAATCTGTATCTGTTTTAGCTAAACTTGGCATGAAAGTTGCAGCAATATCTTTAATGTGTCAAGACAAAAATGTATGGGAAGCAATGATGAACGCAGGTACACCATGTCCTATAGACGGATTAATTGGCGAAAAAGCTAAAGCTAAATGGATGGAGAAACGAAAACAAGAATTAACAGGAGGTGCTAGAACCAAACCTAGCATGACCTGGAATGATTAGAGTTATATTATTATCTTTAATCTTAACTGGCTGTACTACACATTCAATTACACTAGGCCCAATGTCAGTATATGGCAGTAATGAACAAGAAATATATTTACCTGAAAAACAATGAAATACTTAATTCCTTTATTTTTTCCATTAATGGTTTTAGCAGATAGTCAAACAACTGGTAATTTAATTACTAATGGTGATTTTAATAATGGAACTACAGGTTGGACATTACAGGGAGATGCACAAAGAATAGGAGATTGTTGCCCAGGTGGACATGATCTTGAGTTTGGAGATAGTGGTAGCATAGAACAATCCTTTGATTTATTCTCTAATACAATTACACAACCTATGCTTAATAATGGTATTACCCTTAACTCATCTGTTGAAGTACAGAATGGAGAGTGTGGTGTATCAGGTTGCTGGGGAGGGTCAGGCCCAGCCGATAGCTTTTCAATTCGATTACAAATTAGAGATTCTGATAGCAATGTACTAGCTACAACTACACAGGAGAGAACAGATGTTACAGGAATTAATGGACAAGATTTTACGGATAGCGTTTCGTTTACTGGGACAGGGTCTAATAGGGGAAACATTTTTATTAGTGGTTCTGACAGCAATAGTCCTGCTAATCTTGGTGGCCCTAATTTCGATAATATATCTGTTACTATGACCTATGATGATGAGGTTTTATCAGCTATACAAACATCACATATAACAACTACATTTCAAGAAGTAGAAGAAGTATTATCTAGTAGAGTAGAAAAAGTAGAATTTATACCCTTAGAAGAAATAGTTTTTGAGGTATTTGAAGAACCTGAAATGGTAGTACAAATATTTGAAGAAATATTTATTGAAGAAATTAAAAAAGAAGAAATAAATACAGGTATTATTAATGTATTTTTTGAGCCTGTAGAAACAATAGAATTAACAGAACTCCCACCTATTGAGAGTTTTGAAGAAATACCTATGGAGGTTGTATATGAAGAACCAAAGGCCATCGAAGCGTTCTCAGCAGAAGTCCAAGGCTTTGAAGAAAGAATTGAAACAACAGAAAGTTTTAACAACACAGCAACAGGCGAAGTTATACAAGAGTTCTTCGCAGAAGAACGGCAGACCCTCGTCGAAACCCCTAACTCTAGCAGAGAAATTGAGTCAGAGCCTATACAACAAGAAGTTGGAGGAGGAGAAGAAACTAGCACAATCGTACAAGCTGAAGCAGGAGGAGGAAATGCAGAAGCACCAAGAGAAAACGAAGAAAGAGTTTCTACAGAGCCTACAGGAGAAAGCACAGTCACAGAAAATACACCTGAACCTGTTGAACAAACTGAAAATACTACTGTTGAACCTGAAGAAGAAACTACAGTCGCTTCTGAAGAAGTAGATGAAACTCTCGGAGAAGGAGAAACAACAGATAGTGAACGAGGAAATGGAGGAACTGAAACAGTTGCTACAAACGAAGAAAATATCGAAAGCAGAAATGAATCGGTGGAAGAAGGCAGGAGTCAAGGAAACACTAGAGCAGATACTCAAACTATTTCAATAGAATCTATAGAAAAGAAAGTTAATGAAACACTTAAAAGGGTAGATCAAAGACTAATTGCTACTTCGCTTATTGTAGCAAGGGCTATGGAAAGCCCACTTTCTATAGACAATTACGGAAAAACCAACAATAATATATTTAATAATCAATTATTTATTGATGGAGGTAATTATGATGACCAAAGAGAATATATTGATTTGCGAGATATATATGCTGAAAATCAAATTATATATAACGACCCTATGGCAACAAGTCAAAAGATTCTTCAGGAATCTATAGATAACACGATACGAGCAGAAGAACATCTAAGGAGGATTCGTGGATATTAAAGTAATAACAGGAGCTGTTGGTTTAGTTATAACTCTAGGTGGATTGTTTGTCTATCAAGGACAATTAATTCAAAGAGTAGAGGTATTAGAAGCTAGACAAACAGTAGATATTAAACCATTGACAGCAGACATTGCGATTAACAAAGCAGAAATAGCAGTATTAAACGCTAAAGTTAATGAAATGAAAGCAAGATCAGATAATCCCCTATCACAATGATACAAGAAGCACTTCTATTAGCTTTGCTAATAGGGGTTGTAATTATTGTAAAGCCTGAATTTTTTAATTGGTTTTTTTATAAAATAAAAACCAAATACCTAAAGCCTGAAGTTAGTATATTCGAGCTTTTGACTATAGTGTTAATAATTTTTATTTCTATTAAGTTATTAACATAGGAGAAATAGTTATGTGTAGCAATGTTCCATACACACTTCGTGAAATGGAAATTATACATGCCATCTATACTATTGATAAACATGCCAAATTTCGCATTAAAGATAGGATTGAAACTAGACAAGACTATCTTTATGGTGCTATAACTTGGGAAGATGATTATTTGCCGATTCCTTGGAATCAGGTTGAACAAAAGATAGATGAGCAACGACAAGAAAATAGACCTTATTAATAGACCTGAACACTATACTAAGGGAATTGAAACAACTGAGTACATTCGTAGCTGGTCTATGGATTATGTTTGTGGAAATATAATAAAATATGTTACTCGTTTTCCACATAAAGGTACTCCTTTGTCTGATTTAAAAAAAGCAAAATGGTATTTAGAATACTTAATCAAGGAAGCAGAAAAGAATGGCAATAATAAATAAGGGTGGTAACTTTTCTAATGTAAATATTTTGCAATTAGATAATGATGGGAATATGTTAGCCTGTCCAACTTGTGGCTCAACACATTTAATTAAAAGGGGTAAAGATAAAAATACTGTAGGAGAACCACAAAGATATCAATGTAGAGATTGTAATAAAAAAACAAACTCGCCAAACAAAATTAAAAACTTTGAGGTAGAAAATAAATTTTATGATGAAGAAATATCAACAGAAGATTTAATTAAACAAAGAGTTGACACTTTTAATCGTAAAGAAAAAAAAGAAAGAAACGAAGAATTTTTAAATATAAGAATTAAAGACGACAAACCCATTGGATTATATATTATGGGCGACCCACATATAGATGATGATGGTTGCGATATGCCTAGTGTTATTAAACATTTAGATATAACAAATAAAACTGATGGAATGTATGCTTGTAATGTAGGTGATTTACAAAACAACTGGGCAAGAAGAACTAAACTTGCAGGTCTTTGGGCAGAACAAAGTACATCAGCAGAACAAGCATGGCAATTAACCGAATGGTTAGTTAATTATACTAACTGGTTATTTATAGTAGCTGGAAACCATGATATGTGGAGTGGAGAGGGTGATCCTTTAAAATGGATTACAAGACCTTTAAAAACTACATATGCACCCCATAACATAAGAGTTAAACTCAAACTACCTAAACATAATATAAGAGTAAATTGTTCTCATAATTTTAGAGGACATTCAATCTATAACACAGCACATGGTATTGTTAGACATGCAATATTTAATGCAAGAGATCATTTACTAATGGCAGGACATACTCATGTTAGTGGTTATATGCCTATTAAAGATGCAAACTCAGATATAACAATGCACTGCGTTCAAGTTGGCTCGTATAAAAAATATGACAACTATGCCAAGATGTTAAATTTACCCAATAAAATGATGTCGCCTTGTGCAGTAGCAGTATTTAATACTTACTTGCCTGATACACACCCTGATTTTACTAAGATATTTTGGGAAGTCCAAGAAGGTGCAGAATACTTAAAGTTTTTAAGAAAGAAAAAATGACCAATACAAAACATCTAATACATAGAACATTAGATATAGGAAGTGGCCTTATTCTTGCTGTAATCATTCAAATATTAATATTTCCTTTGTATGATATACATATAAATATATGGGAAATGTTTCATCTGTCTTTGATATTTATGGTGGTAAGCATTGCAAGAAGTTATTTATGGAGTAAATATATTTTTAAATACAAATGAAAGCAAAACTTGTTTTATTATACTGGAAAGACGCTGTAAGTCCTACTCATGGGTGGACAGATATTAATGAATTAGAAACAGATTTAGCCGAGTGTTGTTCAGTCGGTTTTATTGTAGAGGAAAATGATAAAACAATCACAGTTGTATCTCATATTACAGGAGATAAAGAAAATACAGATATTGACGGATCATTAGTTTTAGATAAATCATGGATAGTCGAAAGACAAGATTTAATGATTTCTTATTCGCCTAATAAAGATATAAGAGATATAGTCGGTAAGTGGCTAGAAAAAAGAAACAAAGCCAATTCAATCTAACAAAGAGAATATTATGCCAAAAAAAATAGATAAAGAAAAAGAACAGGCTTTTATAGAAGCTTTCTGTCAAGGAGATACTCAAGGCAATGCAACTCAATCTTGCATTAAAGCTGGTTATTCTAAAGACATGAAAGGAATAAGAAGTATGGGTAGTTATCTTAAAAAGAAATACTCAAAAGAAATTAGAGAAAAGAATGAGGAAAGAATTACCTCAACATCTGGTCTAGCCATATCGGTATTACAGGATCTGTTAAAAAGTGAGCAAGACGCTGTTAGATTAAATACAGCTAAACTGATCTTGGAACTTGGAAACTTCTCATCACAAACTATAAACTTAAATGTAGATAACACTCATCAGAAATCAGATGATGAATTAATTGCAGAATTAAAAGATTTAGTTAAGACAATTCCGAATCTACAGCCTAAATTGCAAAATCTAGCAGATAAAGATGAGGAAAATAACCAAATCAATCCTAACGAACAAAAAGATAGCGAGGATATTGTTAAGCATTAAGGGTAGTAGGTAAGTATGCCAAGACTAATAAACGTGGCTTCTAGGGGTATATATGGAAGCCGATTTTAGATAAAATCTTTTAATTTGCCTGTTTTTACAATAATTGGGGTTTTCTCACCCACATAAGCAGAAGTGATATTGTAAGAGATGTAATCATAAGCGTCCTCCTCACTCATCTCATCTCTAGTCATTAATATCTCAGCGATCTTATCAATATCATAAACTAACTTCGGCTCGATAGATTCTTCGACACCTATTATGGCTTCATCAAACCCATCTATTTTTAATAACTCATCACCAATCATATTTAGAATCTCCATACAAACCATGATTAGGTTTTTTCTGTAACTTTCTAACCTTAACCTCAGATTCTTTAAAAGAAACTGTTTCTGGTAATCTTTCAGAATTAGCAATCACTTTTCTTATTGCGTCTTTTTCATTTATTGCTTGGGTACACCCACTAAATACAACTGTGGCCCTATAACAATAATAATTCTTTTTCATGTATCACCTATTTTAGATAAAGATTCTTGTTCAAGATTGTAAAACATTTCCATAATCTGTTTGTACCCTCGCCTTATTTTCCCATAAGTAACTTTCTTTATAGTCATTATCTGACATCTAGTAAAGTCATCATAGATAAACACCCCCTCATTACAATGTCTGCATTTCTCAATAACTTTATTAAAAGTAGTATAGCCCACTCCGTTACAAACAGGGCAACTTACCATTACACATTCTAAAATGGCACAGTTTACTATTTTTTCTAAAGTTTTTTGGGGGTGTTTAAATTCAATATCTTTAAATATTTCCTCTGCTTTTGTATAAAAATGGCTAAATAACCTATTCATAGCTGAATGGTCATTAAGATATTTCATTAAAAGAAAGTCAGTTTGATTCTGATTAAGGTTTGAATACGACAATATGACCGATATATCTTGTGGGGTAATAGCGTCATGGGATTTACCACTACCTACACTAGACATATCTAGTGATTTAGGTAACATTTTGGATAACATTTCAGCTTTGATCTGATTCTCTCCTGTGCTTTTCATCTTTAAGCACGAAAAACCAAACACTATCGTTTAAGGTATTCAAATCTTTATCATCAATTACTCTTTGATAATGCAGAAACAAGACAAATAAATCGTCATTTGATAACTCTTTTACATATTTTTTAATTAATGAAGTTTCTATTTTATCTAAACTCATAGTTTCCAAATCCTATATTTATCTTTAGCAATCGTTCTAAATTTTACTTTATGTCCTTTTCTCCAGCCAAAGCCTCTTACTGCGTCTACTATTTTATAATCATTTACAACGAATGATTCTCCTTTTCCCATATTAATCATAGCTTGTATGTATTTATCATACTTGCTTTGATAAGATATGGGTATATTTTTCTCAATCTCTATCATTTTCTATATACCATTTGTATAATTCTTCCTGTGTTCCAAACTTCTTTTCCCATTTTTTATTACCTAAATGATGTATTCCTTGTTCTCCTTGATGATGTGTATGGCATATCAAAGAGGGATAAAGTCTTTCGACTTTAACCCCATTCCTCCCCCTGTTAAGTGATGAATACATGGCTCTGTATACACTCCGTAATGCTTTTTGCATACCACACACCCAAATTTAATAGCTTTTTTATACCTTGCTCTTGTTTCTTTATTCGGTTTCTTTGCCATTTTGTTTAATTATAATCTTCCATTAAATTTCTAATTCGTTTAATTTCTTGTTCATTTTCTTTTTTATTTTTAAACTTTCTGAGCTGATCTACCACAGACGATTGTTCTTGTTGTCTTTCAATATAGTTGCTTCCCCTTAAGACAGGATTATTTTCTTTTATTTTTCGAGAACACCTCGAAATACTCTCAAACTTTGAAAGTTTATCTATTCCCAAGATAGTAATAAAATCCCTACTTCCCTTGTAACCTATTTGATCTAACTGCTTTTCCCAAACCAAAGCAACAAGCACGTTATCTTCATCTCTTGCATATGGCTCATCTTTGAGTATCTTATGTACTAAGTCTTTAATTTTTAATATATTCATCATGTTCTCCTGTTTTATTTTTTAAATACAATTTTGAACTGTGGCTTTATTTTACATATATAATTTTTCTCTTGTTCTGTATAAATGTTTCTAAAATAAAAGATATGGCTATTGTCATATTGCTCTAATTGTTTTTTTCTTTGATCGGTTAGTTTCATAATTTTCCTCACTCCAACTTAATTGTTGGGATAATTCATTATACTAAAATATTTTATTATTGTCAAATTATTTTCTAACCCCTAGATTTTATTGACTTTTCATTATATTAGAATATTTTAACATTCTAACTTAGGTGTTCGTATAATTTTCTTTCTAAAGTTTTAGAAGAATTTAATGATCTCCATAAATCAGCATTGATTGTAAAAATTTTAAGATTCCATTTAGACTCTTGTTCTTGTCCTTTGAGAGTCGCTATTAGCTCGTTTAAAGCCAAAACTTGTGAACAGGTAGTTGCCATAGCTTTTTTTGTAGATTCTGTCAATTTACCCTGTTGTCCTGCTTTAAGGAACGCTTCAGCAGTGAGTTCTTTCTTTCTTTCTTCTAATAAATCTAAATCTCGTATAGTCTGATTAAGTTTTTTACTTTCTGCTCTCATGTCTGCAATGAGTTTTTCAAGCGATTCTTCATTTAATTTTATTTTCATGTTGTTTCATCTCCTGTTTTGTGATATTAATTATACTTTTCTTTTACTATTATATTTTATAATAGTTTTCTTTAGTCCTTGTTTTTGTTTTTACCTTATAATTATATACTATTATGGACAAATATAAAAATATTACTATTGTATCAATATAATATTTCTGTTATATTCGTATCATATAAACAAAACAAAGGAGTTTTATATGAAATACATAATAGTTAAAGAAACTGACTATGGTTACTTTTATGTGGAAAACAATCACAATTCTATTGAAGATAAAGCAACAGTAGAAAACTTAGCAAGTGCTTTGCAAAAAGCTGTTGATCTTAAAGAGGGCAATAAAGTTAAATATCATACAGTAGAAATACCTCAAACTAAACTAAAGGTGGCTATCAATGAATAACCAAGAAACCCAATTAAGCTATAAATCGGTATTTGAAACCTTATCTAAGGTAGATGTTACAGGCAAAACAGAACAGAAAGGAAATTATACCTATCTTAAATGGTCTTATGCTTGGCATATCTTCAATCATTATTATCCAGAAGTGCAAGTAAAATGGTTAGAGCCATTTACTTATGACAATGGAACAATGATATTGAGATGTCGTATAGAGATCGGAGAACTGTACAAAGAGGGTTGGTTGCCTGTCTATGATAACAAATACAATGCAATAGAAAATCCTAGAGCAGATGATATTCAAGACAATATGCAAAGATGTATGGTCAAAACCATGTCATTATTCGGTCTATCTTTACAGTTGTACCACAATGGGCAGACAAAACCTGAAGAACTAAACCTGAAAGGCGAGATTAATGATCCTGAAGTTAAAAAGATAGCCAAAGCTAAAGATAAGCAAAAAGCAGTAGAGTCTGCACTTAAAAATGGGGGTATCAATGAAAGCACAAATGAAGTCGAGCTTGGTCAATCGTTATAATCTTCGTAGCTCATCAGCTTTAAATTATTGTTTCGGAACTTATACATCTCGGAACGAAATGCTTGAATGGGATCGCAAAGGAGAACAAAAACCTATTGGAGATTTTATGCAGAAATATGTGGACTTTGGTGTTGAACATGAACGAAGTGGCATAGCTAAATGGATATTGATTAACAAGAAAATGCCTACAGAGATACTAGAAGATCAGCATAACTATGTTCTGCAAAATGCTTTTAATCTCAAAGGAGATACTGTTGTCGATTTATCTTGCACACCTGACGCTAGATATTCAGATAAAGACAATAATTTGTTGCTAGAAATCAAATGTGGTTCACTTGGCAAGAAACCACATGAGTGGAATAAAGCGAAGGTTTATCTAGCTCAGATATCTCTCCAACAATACATACTCAATTCTTTAGGCATAAAGATAGACAAGACTCATCTAGTCAGTTGGTCTTTCAATGGCACTAGAATATGGGAGATTGAGAGAAACTACGAGTTTGAACACTACTTATTGGGATTACTTGAAGAATATACAATGGCTTTAATTAACGATAGCAAACTTGAAGATAAACCCAAAAAGTTTGAGGGCGAACACAAAATTAAACTTATTTATGGAGAAAAAGAATGAATGATCCAATACTAAAATCATTAGAAAAAATTAAGAACGACTTAAATCTAAGCGACTCTGATAAAAAAGAAATTATTAGAAAAATATGTAGCAACAGTTTAAGACAAGAAATTAATAACTTAAAACAGGGGAAGAAAAATGGCATACAATAACACAAAAGAATTTTGTAAAGGTTTATATTTTACTGAAACTGACCTTACAAAAAACATAGAAACTAGCGAGAAACAATTTATATTTTTTAAGGTTAGTATTAGAAAAAAAGAGTTAATCGAGTATCTTGAAAGCCAAAACAGTGATGATGACTGGATTAATATTTCGGTTAAAAGAAGCAGAACTAATAAATTTTATGGAGAAGTAGACACTTACAGAAAAAGAGAAGATAAACCTGTAGAATCTAATCGTAGTGGATCAAATGATTACGAGAAAGCCAGTGAATACATAAAAGATTATCAGCAACAAAACAAGAAAGACGAATGGGAATCTAAAAAAGAATCACAATCGTATGAAGATGAAATACCTTTCTAGAAAAGGAAACACTACAATTACATGGAGAATTAAAATATGAAAGAAAGTTATTACGAAAGAAATCGTGAAAAAATATGCAATTATAATCGTGAAAGAAGAAAAACAAACAGCAAAGTGATTGAAGATGAGCAGTTAAGATACAAAAAGACAAGAGATTTGCAGATTTTGAGGGCGAAATTAAGATCACGTAAAGGGATTATTAGCTACAATCTATTATCTGCAAAAAAGAAGCTAGAAGTGGAGAAATTGCTTAAAAAAGAGTTTAAATTGACAGTTTTACCTTAAAAGAGTTGACATAGGAATATTTTGTTAGTAGATTATTAGACATGGGATAGATAGTGGCAAAGTAGGGCAAATCCCACGCCTATCTATCCTTAATGAATTAATAAGGTGTATTGTGGTTGTTGTCGCGACACGAATGCTTAATGAGGACTAAAATCAAGGGCGTACCAAATCCTCGCCTTTATAAATTAACAGGAGATATAAAATGAAAACTATGAATGAAATTATTGAGCAAATATATTTGAATTGTAAGTGTATTTGTAATGACACACATGAACAATATTTAGATGGTATTCCATTTGAAAGTGAGATAAGAACAGATGATGAGGATAATCCTTTAATGTGGGAAAAGTATGATAATTATTATTTATACAAAGATAAATATGACGCATGGGAAAAAGCAAATGAATGTTCAGACGCTAGGTGGCAAGATTATACTGATGACTCTATACATGAATGTGGCTTTACAGAAGAAGAACTTGAGCTAGGGTATTATTACATTAACAAAACATTATATCCACAAGCACAAGCAGTTAGAACAAAACATGCGAGAAGAAAAACAATATAGATCAAGAGGAGATATAAAATGAGTAAAGAATACACAGAAATTGAAAAATCATTAGCTGAATATTATGGAAATGATTGGTTTCAAGGGAGATTATGTAAACAAAACTGTTCAATCATTGAAAATTATATGTCTGATTGTCCTAGTTGGTGTGGAGATATTGCCTTAGTAGTTGGTGGTGATAGTTGCTTTAAAACTATTTTGCATAAGACAAATGGCAAGTGGGAAATTTACGAAACAATGAATGAGGGAGAATATAAATTAACAGGGGATATAAAATAGCTAGATACATAGGAGAAAGATGTGAGCAAAGGATCTAAAAGTCGCATACAAAACCAAGCCAAATTCAATAAAGGCTTTGATAAGATATTTACTAAAGAGCCTAAAGTAAATTTGTTAAATGAATGGGCTTGTTACTGTGAAAAAATTAATCTAATCCGAGCCGAATACAATCTGCCAAGTAAAATATTTTCACAAAATGACAAAACTCGATTCATGGAAGCTAACCAATAATTTTCCTCACAGAATCACAAGGAAGTGATTCATTCATTCAATCAGTCAGTCAATTCAATCAAACTAGCCAATTCAAACTAAATTCAATTAAATCTTAGCTGTAATTTATAATATTAAGCATATTTTAGGATAAAGTAAAAGAACATATTATATGAAAATATTTCTTTACATATTAATTAAAATCATGGTCTAATAAGGTAACTAATAAATATATGAGGTTATAGTTATGAATATACAGGAAAAAACAGAAGAAAATAAAACATATAGAAGAATATATATTGCTTGTTTATCTTCTTATAATAGTGGTGTTTTACATGGTGAATGGATTACTTTGTTAGACGATCAATTAATATGGGATACTAATATAGAAGATTACATAAAAAAAGAAATTGATAAAATGCTTAAATGTTCAAAAATGCCATTTGCTGAAGAATGGGCTATACATGATTATGATGATTTTATTGATTTAGGTGAATATCCAAGCATTGAAGAAATATCTAATTATGCTTATGCAATAGAAAGACATGGTTATGAAGTTGTTAAAGGATTTAAAGAAATGTATCCGAGTGAAGATATATCATCATTAGATGATAGAACATATCATACTGATTATGCTAAGTTTCAAGATTATGCAGATAATTATGCTGATGAAGTTGTATTATCTGAATATGACTCAAATTCGACCATATCTAATTATTTTGATTATGAAAGTTTTTCGAGAGATTTACAGCACGATTATTCAGTATATGAAACAGATGACCATGATGTAATTATATTTGAGGATTTTTAAGCATGAATATAGATAAAATAATTGAATATCTTGAAAATCAAAAAGCCAGAAATGAATCAATAACCATTAATGGCACTAGATATATAAAAGATATTGAATGGCATAAGACAATTAATAAAACATTAAATTATATAAATAGGAGCAAATAAGATAATGAGTATAAAATATTTCAAATCAATAACTTTAAATAATGAAGATATAGAGTTATTAAATGAGCTTTTAAGTATGAATGAATATGAATTTTACAAAGAGGACCAAACAAAAAAATCTAAATTATGTAAGGACCTATTGGATTATATAAATAGGAGTAAATAAGACAATGAAAAAAATTATAATAAATGCTTATGATTATTCAGAGTTAAATGATAAAGCAAAAAACAAAGTTAAAAAATGGCTTGATGAAATTCCTTTTGAATATGAAACAGGCGAGATAGATGAGTATGGAGATTCTGTTGTAGAAAATGACTATACTATACATTGGGAAGATAGCGATATTCAACAACATTGCGCAAGTAACAAATATTTATTCGATAAATATGGGGAATGTGTTCATCATCATCTAGTAGGAAGAAAAAGATTTATTTATAAAGATTAACAAAAATTAATAAATAACCATATAACCATAAGAGCCATTAGAAAATTCTAGTGGCTTTTTTAATGCCTAAAATATCAAGGTACAATCATAAGCGACCACTAATAAAAAGCTCGTAACAGCTCGATTATGAGCTGAAAAAATGCCACGATCCCATCAAATTGGCTAAAAACACTGTTAATTCTCTAATGGCGCTAAATTACAGATAAAAAAAAGCCTAGAAATAATCTAGGCTTTAATATATATAATAATTTATCTGTTTTTTTTAACGCCATTCTACATAGTGACTTCTCGCTGTTGAACATTCTTTTAAGAACCATTTATCGTTCTCTTTGAACCAAATGTAAGTAATACCTAGAACAATTTCTAAATAATCCTTTATAGTCTCTGATTCTTTTAAATCGTGTTGAGTGTCCTCGAAATTGGCATTATATATGGTTAAATTTTTTAATTCTTCAGTTAGATTGTCTACAGCAATACAAGCGTCTTTCAAATCTTCTTTTAGTTTATCTTCTAGTGTTTTCATAATTTCCTCGTTGTATGTACCTCATGTACGTTTTTTTATTCCAATGAATTTACTGTAAATAAAATATTTCTAATTGTCAATGATTGTAGATAAAAAAAAGCCCCTAGAAAATTCTAAGGGCTTTGAGTTTTAATATATAATGCTCTAAGCTTCTTCTATGCCTATATAATGCCAATTTTTAGAACTGCCTATATTACTATCATTTTCAGCTTGTTTTTTAGCTAACTCAATAGCTTCTTTTTCATTATTTGCTTCAACTGTAATATATTTACCTATAGTCATATCTATTCCAATTTCAAATGTTTTCATATTATCCTCTTTGTTTTGTTTTATGTTCTCATTGAACTTGTTATTTTTTTGTATTGGTATAACTCCAATACTTAGAACCTAAATAAAATATTTCTAATTGTCAAGTTATATTGTGCAAGTATAATAAAAAAATCCGCCTTGAGATTCTAAGTTATATATCTACCATATACATATACAACAACTACTATAGCTTATTAGTAAGCATTATTAAGCCTTTACGAGAGTTTATACTTATTAGGGGTTCAAAGTTCTTTGTATTGATAGGTTATGGGAAGTAGTTAGCCATAGCACACTCACCGCTAAATATAAATAATATACCTACCTACTACTAATAGATTATAGGGCGGTAACAAGCCTATTAGGAATCCATAAGAAAATTAGAATATTAGAGAGTCATTGATTAGAATATTATTATATTAGTGGCAACCCCCCACAGGCAGACACAATTATATATATA